GCCGCGGAAAAACCCGATGAGGTCGTTCCATCCGCCCTTGATCGCATCCCACACGGCGGCGGCGTCGTCGGTGATCGTCCCCCAGTAGTTCGCGAGCACGGCAACGGCGATGCCGATGGGCCCGGTGATGATGGCGAGCAACAGGGGCCAGTTGTCGACGATCCATTGCCACACCGCCTGCGCGGCGGCGACAATCTCGGACCAATGTTGGATGACCAACCCGGCGGCGATGCCGATGGGCCCGAGGATCACGTCGAGCAGCAAGGGCCAGTGATCGACGATCCATTGCCACACGGCCGCCGCCGCCTGTTGTATCCATCCCCACACCGTCGACCAGTTGGTCCACAACTCGTACACGGCGACACCGATGGCGGCGAGTCCGGCGATGATCAACACATACGGCGCCATCGCCAACAGTTCCGACGCCGTCATCGCATCCCACGCCGCCGACGCGATCCCGGCGATGGCGGGCCACGCTTGGAACACGGCACCGACCCCGGCCATCGCCGTACCGACGGCGGTGATGGCCGGGCCGTACTTGGCGCCGATGTTCGCCGCCATATCTTCGAGGTGCGTTTTCAGCGCGGTGATGTGCCCGCCGAACGTGTTGGCGGCGGCGTCGGCCTGGCCCGAGATTTTCTTCCCGAGCAGTTCCATGACGGCCGCGTTCTTGGACCCGGCGTCGGTCATCCCCGCCGTCGCCTTGGCGACGTCGTCGGTCGATATCCCGAACTGTTTGAGCACCTTGGTATTGCCCGCGTACACCTTGTCCAACAGACCGGCCGCCGAGGCGAGGTCGGTGTGCTTCGCCGCCGCGATGTCGGACGCCTCGCCGAGCGCGTTGAGCGCCTTTTGCGGGTCACCCATCGCCGTGGTCATCAACCGCAAGGCGTCCTGTGTCTGATGCGCCGAGTCGCCGTACTTTTCCTGATGGCCGATCGCTTTCTCGACCTGACCGGCGAAGTCCTCGTACGACGCGCCCGTCGCCTCGACCGACGCTTGCAACTGTTGGTGGGCGGCCTGGTCCTTGGACCCGAGCGCCGACAGGCCGACGCCGACCCCGGCGATGGCGGTCCCGGCGCCGAGCATCGCTTGGCCGATCCCCTTGCCGTGCTCGGCGATGTTGCCGATGGCGGTGTCGATCCCGTCGAGGGCCGCGCTGAACGGACCGAGGACACCGGTCGTGTTCAGCGCGCCGAGGGCACCGGTGAACGCCGAGTGCAACTTGGACGCCGCGCCCGTCCCCTTCGCGGCGGTGTCGTCGACGGACTTTCCGAACCCGGTGAGGTCGCCGAGGATGCGGACGGCGATCGACGGCCCGGCCATCAGCGCGCCTTACCGACGCGGGCCAGCGCGGTCGCTTCACGTTCCATGAGTCGGACCATCGCCGCGAAGTCCTCGTCGCCTACGGCGTCGGGGTCGACACCCCAAAACCGTCGGAAGGTGGCGCGAGCGTCGGCGAGTCGCCGTTCGTAGGGTTTGCCTCGACGACCTCGACCTCGACGTCGTAGGAGTGCAACCACAACGATGTGGTGTCCCGGTCCGGGAAGTCGCGCAGCAAGGCGCGGAACGCCACGACCCGGAACGGTTGATGTTGGATCAACTCGCCGAACGGTGTCCCGCCCTCGGCGTGTTGGACGGCGTCGATGACCCGTTGCGTCGGCATGCGGCGCGAGAACGATTCCGTCACCCGGACCGTCGTCGGTAGCGGTGTGCTGGCATCAGTCATGAACACTCGACCCCTCGGTTGTCGTGTTGGTCCACGCCATCGCGTCGAGGGCGGATTGCAACGCGGGCGTGTAGGCGGCGAGGGCGGCGCCGGACAGGCCGCGGGCCGCCGGGAACAGGTACCGGCCATCGGTGAGGTACGGCCGCTCGGCGATGTGGGGCCGCTTGCGGGTCCCGCCGAAGTCCACCCACCCGGCGTAGCGATGGCCCGCGTTGCCCATGCGCACCGTCCCGCCCGAGCGCGACCCGGTGACGCGGATCGTCCCGGCCAACTCGCCCGAGTCGTGCGGGACGGCGGCCCGCGCCGCCGCCGCGACCGGTTCGATCGCCTTGGTACCGGCGGCCGAAAACGCGGCGTTGATCGGGCCGCGATCCCCGGCGGCGCGCACGAGGTCGCGTTTGAGGGCGTTCAGTCCGACGACGGCGACGACCGGGTCCGGCATCGCCTACGCCTTACCGGCCACCCACGCCGACCCCGACCAGTTAGCGGCGAGCAGGTCGGCGGTGATGACGTACGTCCCGACCGACCACGCTGTCGCGGGAGCGGCGGTGATCCCGGTGAGGGCGGCGAGGTTGGCGGGGACGCTGGCGCCGGTCGGCGTGAAGTACCCGGGCGCGCCCGCCGACGCACCGGTCGCCGTCACCGCGCCGTAGTCGATGGTGGGCGGCGCGATGAGGTTCCAGTCGATCTGGACCTCGGACGCCGCGCCCGCATCGCCGACGATCTGCGGGATGGGTTGCGGGATGGCGAGCCCGGAAATGATCGGGTTCGTCGACGACGCCACCCGCGACGAGTACGGGCGCGCTTTCCACGCGACGGGCGTTCCGTTGGCTTGGTACGCGGCGATCGCCGCTTGCAACGTGGCGAACACCGACCCGGCCGTGAAGTCTTGGTAGAAGGTGACCCGTAGGTGCCACTTGGTGACGCCCGGGTAATCCGTCTCCGAACAGAACGACGTCACGGTGACGACCTTGTTTTCCGGGAACGCCGCTTCTAGGTGCTTCACGGTGCACCGGAGGTTCACGCCCGACATCTCGAAATACGCGTCGTTCAGGATGAGCGGCGCCGTCGCGGGCGGGTTCGGGTCGCCGGATGCGGTGAGGGTCGGGGCGGGTGCCTCGACGTCGGGATCGTCGCGGGTGGCGGTCGGCATGGTGGGTTCCTCCTACTGAACGACTTTCGCGGTGAGGTCGGCGACGGTGAGGTCGATTCCGGCGACCACGACGCCGCGGGTGTTGCGTTGGTCGTACGGGTACGCGGCGCGCACGACACCGCCGAGCGTCGGGTCGACGATGATCACGTCGGCGACGTCCTGCGCCATCGCGTCGAGGTCCGTCAACCGGCCGACGGGTTGCACCAACATGAGGGCGACGTCGACCTCGTCGACGGACAGGGCCGCCGTAGAGAACGGCCGCGACGTCGGGCCGATCACGACGCACGGCGGGTTCAGGGTTTGGGGCGGTTCGGTGTGCACCGTGAACGCGCCGCCCGTCCCCGCCGTGATGGCGTCGGCCAACGCCTGCGCCACGGTGGCCCGATCCCAACTCACCCGAACACGACCGGGCCGACGGCGGTGTACAGGGACTCAATGTCGGGGTCGATGCGCGGCACGCGCAGGGCGCCCATATCGCCCCACGCGATGGTGCCGTCGACGGTGTCGCGCCGCTTGTACAGGCGGGCCGCGTGCTCCAAACACGCCATATGGACGACGTCCGGCATGGGCGGGGTCCAGTCGGGCCCGGCCGACGGCGTCCACCGGTAGTTGGTGCGGCGGTCGCCGTAGTCGATGGCGGCGGCCAACGCCGTCGAGATGACGCCGTCGTCCGTCGGGTTGGGTTGCAACCGGAGGAACGCCCGTACCTCGACCAGCGTCGGCCACGCCGTTGCCATCGTCTAGTGGTTCCCGCGCCGGGTCGAGTGGTTCTCGGCGGCCGCCTCGTCGGTCGACGTGTCGGCGGCGTCGAGCGGGTCGGCCATCGTCGGGAGCGCCGTCACGGCCGACAGGTCGAGGGCGACGTAGGCGCCGACGGCGAGGGACCCGAACGCCACATATCCGCCGTAGGCGACTTGTACGCCGAGGATCGACGGCTCTATCACCGACAGCAGGCCGATCACTTCCTCGTACGCCTCGTACAAGTCCGACGGCCCGACGATGCACGTCTTCGCCGGGAGCAGCGGGGCGACGATGCGCGGGATGCCGAACAGGTCGCCGCCGAACGACGCAAGTTCCGACGTGCCCGGCGCGCCCATCTCGCGGGTCACGTCGACGGGAAGCACGACGCGGGTCGTGTCGACCAGCGAACCGAGGGCGGCCCACACGTCGAGCGAGCACCAAATCCGGTTCGGCATCCGCTGGCCCGCTTGGTACGAGTGCATCCCGGCCGTGTACAACGCCTTCGACCAGTCGGCCAGTACCGGCGTGGCGGGAAGGGCGGGCGGTTTCGTACCGGTCGCCTTGGTCGCGAAGTCGGCCGCGATCGCCGCCTCGGTCTGTTGCGAGTACACGGCGGCGAGGTCGCGCACGAGGATGTCCCACGCCGCGGGCGAGGTCCAATCCATGTCCTGGCGCGAGATGTCGACGGTCCCGCCGTAGGTGGACTTGGCGAACGACACCGACCCGACCGTCATTTTCTGCGACGGAAGCTGAGTCTTTTCGCCCGCTTGCACGCCGACGGTCGTGTGCTGCGTCACCTTGGGGCGCGTGAACGTCGTACCGGGGATGCCGCCGAGCCCCTTGGCGCCGCCGAGCGACGAGATGAGGGGCCGGTTGGCGTCCAACAGGGACACGACTTGGCCGACGATGGGCGTCGGGAGGATGCCGGGCGTGTCCGACGTCTTTTGATCCGACACGACCCGCCGATTGATCAACTCGACGCGGTGGGCGGCGTCCCGGTCGACCTCGCCGCCCATGAGGGCGCGCCCGCGGACCAGGTCGACGAGGTACTCGCCGACGGTGCGGTACTCGGGGAGACGATCGCCGCCGTCGATGCGGCGCGGTTCGGCGGGGAGTCCGTTCGGGCGGGGCGACGGTTGCGGGAGTCCGGACGTCGTCGTCGCATGAGCGGCGCGCAGGCTCTCGAACTCTTGCAGCGGTCTGATCTGGTCGTCGAGGGCGGCGATGCGCTGGCGACAGGCGTCGAGGATTCCCCGCTCGGCGTCGACGAGGTCGCGGTCGACGACCTGAGCGAGTATCTGATCCATCGTGTCGACCTGCGCTTGACGGTCGGCGACGAAACGGTCGAGAACGGCGTTGGACACGGCACTACCTCCGGGCGTGAGCACGTTGGGGCGCTGGCGGGGCAATCCAACGGGCCACACCCGGACCGATCAGGGAGCTTGACACTCGGTTGACCGGCGAGGGGCGGGCGGGGTCGGCCGCGGTCGTCGCTAGGCGGATCGTAACTCGTCGACGATGCGGCGCCAGCGATCGACGTCGCGCTCCACCGGAGCGGGCGGCCGCCACAAGGTACGGACCATCGTCACCTCGGCCGACGCGAACGCGGGCGTCGGCGTCATCGACACTTCCAACAGGCGCGACTCGACCCGGGTCACCCGCGGCATGGCGTCGGGATCATCCGAGGTCTGGTCGCCGTCCTCGACGCGGGGCGGGGCGGCGTCGGTGAACCCGATCGACAGGCCGACCAGGTCGCCGTTGTCGGCCGCCTGCGCCGCCCGCTGCGCCTCGGGCGACTCGTTCAGCTTCCACACGCCGTGCAACCCGTCGTCAGGGTGCGACCAACTCTCGGCGTGGCCGATGGGAAACGACCGGTTGTCATGGAACAGCAGTAGCGGGAGCTTGGCGCCGCTGCGGCCGTTGGTCGTCCGCTTGAACGACCCGTACCGGTGTTGCTCGGCGAAGTTGCCGAACGGCGTGTACACGACGGCCCACTCGTCGTAGGGCACGGCGCGCCCTTCCAAGTAGCGGAACGGACGGCCCACCGCTTGCACGTCGCGCAGGGCGAACCCGGCGGCGTACTGGCGTAGCTCGGTCGGTGCGGATGTCATGGCGCGCCACCTCCTACGGGTGTCGGTTCCGGCGGCGGTGGCGCCGCCGAGTCGGCGACGGCGGCGAGCGGTTCATCCGGCATTCCGACTTGCCCGGACGCCAGGTACAGGCGCGCCTCGTCGGCGGTGAGGATTCCGGCGCCGACCAACGTCGCCAACGCCGTCGCCGTCGTCGGCAAGTCCTCGCGCAACAGTTGGTTACGGTCGAACCGGATCACCTGGCCGCGAGGCAACCACGCGTCCGACCACACGTCCTCGAAGTCGGCGAGCACCGGTTCGATCGACGTCCGGAGTATCTGTTGATACTGCGGCGAGGCTGTCTTGTAGGTCATCCCGGCGACCGGCGCGCCGAGCCAATAGGAGTCGAGGTTGAACAAGTTGGCGATGTCGACCAGCGACATACGGCGCGCCTCGGTCAGCTGCGTGTCCGACGGCGACCACGACAACGGGATCACCTGCGTACCTTGCGGGAGGACCGCGGGCATGCG